ATTTATAAGAGATACAAAAACTATTTGGTATGAGTTCAATTATCAAGGTCAACGAATCACTGTGCAACCAGAAGATATGAAGGATGAAAAAACATTTAGAACTAGATTATTACGTTACAGAGTTTTTTGGATGACTCTGCCAAAAAGTAAGAAAGGGCCATCACCATTTGAATTATTAATGAAAGGTATTGTTGAAAGATCTGTAGAGGATTCACAACATAAGTTTGAAGATACTTTAGAAGAAGAAAAATATAACACACTCAAAAGATTTTTTGAGAGCCACATCGAACAAGATAATTATGACAAGCTTAAAGATGGGTATGTCGTTTTAGACACTAGTAGTAATATATGTTATTTTAAAAAGATTACGTTAGATAAATTTATTAAAAAAAATGCTGTTCGTATGTTTAACACAACTACAGACGCATTACGTTTATTAGGGTGTAGAAGAAAAGATTATCATGAAGGAGAGAAAAATATATGGCATGTAACATTACCAGAATTTATATCTCATGAAAGTTTACAACAACAAACAAAAGAAAAAGTAACTGAATTGGATGAATCATACCATGACAAGTTTAGAGAAAGCAAAAAAGATATATAATAAAACTATTAAGATCTATGGGCCACCCGGTACTGGCAAGACTTACACTTTAATAGAACGTATCTTAAAAAAATATTTAGCCAAAGGTATATCTCCTAATGACATAGCTTATATTAGTTTTACTAACAAAGCTGTAAATGAAGCTATTGAGAGAGTGATAAATACTTTTCCTAAATTTGATATCAAAGACTTTGAACGATTTAAAACATTACATAAATATTGTAGACGATACTTTGAAGAGGAAGTATTTGATCCTAAGAATTGTATGATCGACTTTGCATTACAAAATAAAATTATTAAAACTTCTGATAACCGTTTGGCTGATGATGGCTTTATCTATAAGGATTGGTCATTAGGTATTTATGATAAAGCACGAAACACGATGCAAGATCCAGTGTTAACTTACAAAAAAGAAAGTTACAAAAAAGATTCATTAGATGTGTATCTTAGAAAGATCTCTACATATGAGCATTATAAAAAAGATAGCTTTATTGATTTTACAGATATGATATCCAGAGCTATTGATGAGGTAGACTTTCCTAATTTAAAATTATTAATTCTTGACGAAGCTCAAGACTTTACTCCACTACAGTGGTCATTGATATATAAGATGGCAGATAATGTAGAAAGAATATATTTAGCTGGTGATGATGATCAATCTATTTATTCTTGGAATGGAGCTGACAGTAGATACTTTACTCACTACTTTGGTGGCAGGAAAGTTATATTAAGAAAAACAAAACGCTTTGGTCAAGCCATTTATGATTTTTCCCAAGTTATAAGAAAAGGTATTATTAATAGTTTAGAAAAAGAATACTATCCATCAGACAAAGATAGTTATGTAAAACGATATTTAAATTTTAGAGAGGTGCCATTAAATATAGATGGTAATTGGTACATATTAGGTAGAGTTAATTCTGTCGTAAATGAATTACGTATGATGGCAAAAGATGCTGGTTTATACTTTTCTGATAATCGTGGTAATAAATCTTTTGACAAAAAACAATGGGAAGCAATCAAGAGCTGGACTAAAATTACTAATGGTAAAAGTATCACGAAACACGAAGCAGAAACTATGATGAAATATATAAGGGAAGTAAAAGATAGTTCTTATCGTTCTGTAAAATTTTGGATTAGTCTACCTGATACTCAAGAATATGATTTTGATGGATTAATAGACTGGTGTGGTTTAGATTTAAATGATGATGCTTATAACAAACCTTGGTATGAAATATTGAAAAGAAATTTTCATACTCCTCAAACAACGTACTTTGTTAGATTGTTACAAAGATACGGACAAAAAACATTGGATCAAGATCCACAAATAATTATTGATACCATACACTCTTGCAAAGGCGGTGAAGCAGACAATGTTTTATTAGCATCTAAATGTAATTGGGTATCATCGTTTCAAAGAAAAGATCAACACGAACAATCTGAGGAACGTAAAGTTTATTATGTCGGTGTAACGAGAGCTAAAAAAAGATTACATTTATTAGGTACAGATCACAGATATAATTATCCGATTGGAGTAGATTATTTAAATTTTATAAAGGAGAAAAAAAAATGAACTGTTGGCATTGTAATACAAAATTAATATGGGGTGGAGATCATGATGGCGATCAATGCATGGAAGAAGATATAGATTTAGTAACTAATTTAAGCTGCCCTAACTGTGAAACCTTTGTATATGTATATCATAGATTTAAACCCATTGACGATAAATATAAAAAAAAAACTCTAAATGAAGGAGACTTTTATGACGATTTTAATTATGTATACTATTGTTAGTACGATTATAGGATTACAAAATGCAGGTATATTATGAGTTATAAAATAAATATATGTTTAGAATTTAGAACTAGACCAACTAAAGCTATGGTTGAAGACAAACTATTTAATTTAATTAGAGATGGCTTTGTATTAAAGACTAAGGAGGAACATGAAAGAGAAAAACAACTTGTGGAAAAAGGGCAGCAAGCATTACCACAATCTTGAGATACAACCTTCACAATTTATTAATAAAAATAAATTACAATTTGCTGAAGGAAATGTGATTAAGTATGTGTGTAGACATCCATATAAAGGGGGAGCTGAAGATATTAAGAAAGCAATACACTATTTAGAAATGATTTTAGAGAGAGATTATGAATAAAGATGATAATAAATTAGTTTATTTATTTAATAATAAAAAAAACGAAGAGAACAAAAAAGAATTAGATGAAATGCTTATTGTTAGAAAAGCAATCATAAAAGCAATGAAGAACATAGAGTCTGAGGTATCCCCACATAACATAATAAAAGTTTTAGGGTTTTACTTATGTGAGATAACTTTTAAGCATTGTCCAGACCCTTTTGTAGCTACTAATTTATTATTACAAATACTTGTAAACCAAACAGAAGCAGAGTCTTTGAAAATAATAAAGAGAGATATTTAATGCAGTTAGTATTTCCATTACAAAAAAAAACTATGTGGTCTCCACCAATAGAATACAAAGATTTATCTAGTGCAACAGAAATAGCCATAGATTTAGAAACTAGAGATGATGGAATCAACAACGGTTTAGGAGCAGGCTGGGCATTTAATAAAGGTGAGATCATCGGTATGGCAGTTGCTACACAGGGGTTTAGTGCCTATTATCCTTTCGGACATTTAGGTGGTGGTAATTTGATTAAAGAGCAAGTCTTAAAATATATGCATGATATCTGTGCCTTGCCTTGTAGAAAAATATTTCATAATGCAGCTTATGATGTTGGGTGGTTACAGTCTTATGGTATTAGAGTAAATGGTGAGATTGTAGATACAATGATTGCTGGTGCCTTGTTAGATGAGAATAGATACTCGTATTCTCTTAATGCATTAGCAAAAGAATATTTAGGTGAGATGAAAGTAGAAAAAGATTTACGAGATACCGCTTTATTATATGGTGTAGATCCTAAGCAAGAGATGTGGAAACTACCTAGTGAAGCAGTTGGATTGTATGCTCAAGAAGATGCACGACTCACGTATGATTTATGGCAGCGAATGAAACATGAATTAAACAAACAAAATTTATTAACCATATGGCAATTAGAAAGAGATCTTTTGCCGCACTTAATTGAAATGCGTAAAAGAGGTATTAGAGTAAACGAACCAGGTGCAGAAAAACTAAAAAAAGATTTTATTGCATCGGAAAAGAAAACGCTGCAAACGATTAAGAACGCTGTAGGTAAGGAAGTAGATATCTGGGCAGCCAGAAGCATAGCCACAGCTTACGATAAATTAGGCATTGAATATCCTAGAACAGGCAAGACGCAAGAACCAAGTTTCACGCAGCAATGGTTGATGGAAGATAAAAACGATATATCAAAGTTGATTGTGCAAGCAAGAGAGATGAATAAGTTTCATAATACTTTTATCAATAGTATTTTAAAATACACACATAATGGCAGAATACACGCTGAGATAAATCAGTTACGCAGTGATAATGGTGGAACCGTTAGTGGTAGATTATCTATGAACAATCCTAATTTGCAGCAACTACCTGCACGTAATAAAGAATTTGGTGGTTTGATACGAGGATTGTTTCTACCAGAAGAAGGTGAAAAGTTTACTGCACTTGATTATAGCCAGCAAGAACCTCGCCTCGCAGTGCATTATAGTTTGGCCTTAGAATATGAGGGAGCAAAAGAGATAGCTTTATCATATGAAAAAGGAGATGGAGACTTTCATCAATCGGTAGCAGACTTATGTGGTATTGATAGGAAGAGTGCTAAAACGATTTCATTAGGCTTGATGTATGGTATGGGTAAAAATAAATTAGCCAACATGTTAGGATTAACTTTTGATGAGGCTAGTTCTTTAATTGATAAGTATAATCGTAAAGCTCCGTTTTTAAAAATGCTATCAGACAAGTGTATGGACAAAGCACAGAACGAAGGGGTGATACGCACTAAGTTAGGAAGAAAATGTCGCTTTGATTTGTATGAGCCAAAAGACTGGGGTGTACATACTCCAGAGAGATATGACAATGCCTCAGCTAAATATGGAGCAAAAAATATTAAAAGAGCCTACACATACAAAAGTCTTAACCGATTGATACAAGGTAGTTCCGCAGATCTTACAAAGAAAGCTATGTTAGAATGTGCAAGGATGGGTCACTTACCATTGCTCCAGATCCACGATGAATTATGTTTTAGTATCAAAGATCAAAAAGATATAGAACATATAAAAAGTAAAATGGAAAATTGTGTAGAGTTCCTGGTGCCT